TTTGGTTAGTTGGAAGTCATTTCCAATGTCCTCAAGTGTTCTAGTTGAACCAGATAACCCAAAATAGTCTTCAATGATAACTTTCTCACGTTCATCTAAAATATCCAACATACTCAATAATCTTTGCTTAATATTTTCTTCTTCATTTAATCCAGCATCGGCAAGTTCAGCGTTTGGATTGTTTAATATATCCAACAAAGTATCGCCCTCATCATTCAATGGGTTATCTAAATTGATAGTATAGGGTAAATTATTAAACTTGTCAGGTAATGCAACACCTGCAGCATCCAATTCCTTCTTAGCACGATGTAGTTCTTGAACCACATTAACTGGTAGACGGATAGTTCTTGCATTCTCATTTAAAGATTGCAAGATAGATTGACGAATCCACCACACAGCATAAGATATAAATCTTAGTCTTTTGGACCAATCAAAGTTTTCAATGGCCTTCATAAGACCATAGTTTCCTTCAGCAATCAAATCAGGTAAATCAAGTCCTTGATTCTGATATTGTTTACTGACGGTAATGACAAAGCGAAGGTTTCCCTCCAATAGTTCTTTTTGGATTTCTTTTGTTTCTTCCTCGGTAATGAACCCCGATAACATTCTCTCAGCTAACTCTCTCTCCCTTTCAGGAGTCATAACTTTTAGCCTTCTAATGTCTTTTAAATAATGACTTATTTCTTCTTGATTAATAGGTATTGACGATTTTTCTTTCATATTCTTATTTTATTATTTGCTATAGTTTTCCAGTACACCTTTTTCAAACGCAGTTAATGAATCAACTCCCGCTTCTTTAATCTTATCTAATAGTTGGTCTAATGTTGGTTTCTTTACTTTTTTCTTAATCTCCTCCAAAAGTAATGCCACAAATTCATCATCATCTTCACTTGTGGTCAATTCATCCATAATTTCATTCAAATCTAACTCCAGAATTTCTATACCTTCAGTTGTATCCTCCAAATTATATAAATGTTCCTTTGCACCATCAGGTAATTTAACTGACACTTTGTCATTAAACTCTGTTAGAATGAATGCATTAGAAAATTTTTCCAAAGCAAAATCCAAGAAATCATAAATTTCTGTTTGTTCCAATATGGTTCCAAAATGGAATAACACAGTTCCTCTTGAGTATTGGAACTTAAGCTGAGGAGAATCCACAATAGGTGTAATAATAACCGCCATTTCTTGGCAAGTCTTTTCGTCTTTGAAGTCCCCAAAAACGGTCAAAAAATATCTTTTCATATCATTCATAAAACAAAGTTATTTAAAATAAGTGGATTTAAAAATTATTTTTTTCCAATTCAATATAGGCAATAATTTCCCTTGTTAAAGAACCAGCTGTTTTAGTACCATCAAGACTCCAACCTATAATAGCATTCTCAACATTTTGATATAATGAAAGTCCACCTGATATTGATAAATCTTCCAAACATTGTTCATACCCATCAATGAAACCATTACACTCATCTGAAGTATGTTTTTCTTTAATATATTTGGTTAAAGACTCACTTAATTTATAAGACTCTTCTTTTGGACCACACTCACAATAAGCATTGGCTCCACACGCACATTTTGTTTCTTCTTTATCTAAGTTTTCCATCATCTTGTTTTTATTTCACTATATTATTCATCATAGTGTTTAATTATTTTTACATCCGTTACTCCTCTCTCAATCAGATGAGTCCTTGCCTCATCCATACCATTATGAGACTTATATGGGTAAGTTGGGTTATATCCACCTTCTCTCTTATATAGATGAATTGATTCACTACAACTAAAAGTTATGTATCTAATATCTTTATTCTCCATTGTCTTTTATTTGAAATATACTCTACCCTTTTCTCCTGTATGTTGTTCATACCACTTACCATCTTTATCCAACCAAACATATGGGTTACATGGGTCTTCAGTCCATCTATACTGTGAATAAAACTCAGGTTCTTTCTTCAACAAGTTAGCCCGATGTGATGAGTGAAACTTCTCATTACCAAACCACTCAGGCATATTAACCTCTCCATAAATATCTTCAAAGTCCATCGTGTTTTTGAACCCTCGTGCCACCCACTCCTCAATTGCACAGTTAAGATACATCTTTAATGCAGAAACATTATTCCTCCACATCACCGTACAAGGATGGTTCAACCAACCCTTATATGGTGTGCCATCTAACTTAGGTCTACGAGTAATCGCAGATATAATCTGATAAGTCTCAACTCGCTGTTTGCCTAGCCTCTTATTGTCTAATGCCTTGAGTGATTGTCTAAAGTTGGGGTATGGTAGGAATATTTGCATAACACAAAGATAATCAAATTTTTCTAATAAACAAAAAACCCCACTAAGTTAGGTGGGGTTATTTTTATCTTTTTGATTAAATTCTATTAAAAAAACTGTAAGGTATATTACCATAATAATGATACCGACCAATGCTACAATTTCATCCATCTTTTATGTTTATTTAAAATAAATTGTTTCAATTTTTGTGTATCAAATATCATAACAACTTTACCGTTATTCATATAAATACTATCAGGTAACGGTAATTGAATTCCTCTATATTCTCGAAGTCCTTGGAATCTATCAGGTCTTGGCCCAAAATATGGTTGTACTTGATTTTGTGGAAAGAAACGATTAGGTCTTCCAACTTCAATAGACTGTGATAAAGCTACAAAGGATGTAATCATCAACGTTGCAGTAATTAATAAATTTTTCATAATGTTTTAGTTTTGTTACCAATAACTATTCTTTGAAAATTCTATTGTATTAAAATAATAATATAATGAGACGACTACTAAATTTATTGAGATGAACTGATTGATTGTTTTTCTAAGGTGCATATATACTACAACCTTCAGGTACATCAATATTATAATTAGTTATGAACCATTCTTTTAATATCCTTCTTTTGTATTTGAAATTTGGAAACCATTTAGCAAACTCCTTCAAAAAATCTTGATTAAAAGTTCCTTTATGTTCTTTACTATATTTCCAAGTCACCATCATAAGAGTACGACCTAAATAATATTTTTTATAAGATGCATTATATTCATTCTCCTGAATTTTTAATTCACAACCATCAAATTTTGTGTTTAAAAAATCCAAGATGATTTCTTTTCTTCTTACATCTCTCTTTTTTTTCATAGTTTAAAGCGATACTAAATTAGGCGGTTTATGGTATAAACATTTACATTAGTTTATTAGATTATTAATTTCGTCTTCTAAGGTATACAATTTTTGCATTCTATCCAAAATTCTTGGTTTATTATCCCAACATAATTCTTTGTCAGTCAATTGAACAAGATGTTTGATTCGGTCTTCCAACACAACTCGAGCAGGTGCCTTATCTCGGTAATAACCAACTCTTGTTTTAATCACCAACTTTTCAACGGTCTTTTTTGGAATCCCGCTCTCAACCGCATAATTAATTAACTTAACCAATTCCTCGTAGTATGGATATTTTTTGTTTTGCAAATTTCCAACATAATCATTTGAAAACTCAATCAAAGTAAAATCTTTAGTCAACTCATTGAATTTTCTCTCCGTCACTTTACTCCAAGTGAAAGTCTCAATATGTTGAGTTTGGATAATATACTTTTTCAAATTTTGACGAAGTCTTGTCTCAGCATCTCTCGCCTCACTGTAACTGTCAAAAACGAAGACCTTCTCAAAATAAATCGGTCTTAAATGTTCGGTTGTATTATAGTTAATTAAACGGATATTAGCATTTGCAGCAATTCCAAATTTTTTGAAATCGTTCACTCCGTCTGTTGCAAGATATAGATATGCTTTTGTCATAACACAAAGATACTAATTATTTTTGTTCTTCAGAAAATTTTGAGGAATATTTTACAGATTCCGCAATCTTAATTATATGAGTCTTTATTAATTCACTAGACATAGAGGTATGTATAAACACGCCTGGAATTACCTCTTTAATTGAGGATTTCTTTTGAATGTATGAAGGCTTAAATTTATCTATTGAAGTTTTTAATGTTTGCCCAAAAGATTTAATTACCCTTTCATTAATGGGACCGTATTTTTCAGTTAAAACATCCTTAACAAACATGACATAACTTTTAGTTAAGTCATCCTCATTATAGACTATTTCTTTTTTTGATTTACTATCAGGTACTAACTTAAATTGCCATGTACCTTGGTTACCTTGTGTTTTGTCAATTAACTTGATTAATTCTTTATTCATGTCTTTTTCTGTTTTAATTTTTGTTTTATAAACATAAGATAAATTATTTTCTCCATCAAGTTTTTCGCCAAAATATTTTCTACATAAAAAAACCCCACTTTATGGGTGGGGTTATTATTAGAATTTAGTGTCTAATAATTTTTTAGCCGCTTTTCTAATTATTTCTCGCTGTGGAAGACTAATGGATTGTTCAAATATTCTTCCTAATTTGAATCCAATAATTTTTGTTTCTGCCATTTTTCTAATTAAATCTCCACTAAAATAACCAAAAGCATATCTATGAATCCCTAGTTTATAATATTTTAAATTAACGTCACCGTTTAATTCTATTTTAGAACCATCTTCAAATAAAATAATTGCACCTTTTGCACTAAATGTGGTATATGAATCAAATGTATCGAACCGAATATAATAGGTATCCCAATTTTCACTAGTGTCTGATTTACTAATTGTCTTATTTAGATATACATTTTTACTATCAAAAGAATAAATATGTCTACCTTCATATTTGTCATAAAATTTATCAATTGTTTGAGCATTTGAAGTTGAAGACAAACCGAACATTAAAATTGTCAAAAATACTATTACTTTTTTCATTTGTATATGTGTTTGTTTAAATGTTTAATACAAAGATACTGAAAAATTTTATATAAACAAAAAACCCCACCAAAGGGTGGGGTCTATTTAATTCCTAATTCTTTTAGTATGTATGGTTCTATCTCTTCCTTATTCATCGTGTAAGGTATACGGATAAGTTTGATTCCGTTTTTCTCACAGTATTCGTTTTTAATATTATCCCTTTTTTTTATCAATTTAAACCCTTCTTCCCCACCAAAATAGTTTACAGGAATAAAATGTTGTATTCCATCATATTCAATGAGTGTGTCAAATTTAGGTACATAGATATCAAATTTTAATGGCGTACAGTTACCTTTCAAAGACGTATGATAACAATCAGTATATTTTTTTTGCGTAAAGAACTGAATTTTATTCTTTTTTAATATGTCAGATAAGATTTTTTCACCGCCAGACACATTCAATTTCAAAAACTTTTGAAATTTTTCTAACCATCCGTTTCTTCTTGATTGATTGTACGCTGGTGAAAAATTAACAAACTCGGCAAAAGTGTCATAATTCAAAGCCTCCTCTCTAGCTTCTTGATAAGTCCATATTCTTGTTCTTGGCATGTGAGAAGTTATTTTATCCAACATATCTCTGTACTGAGCAATTTTATAAGCACTTGGTGAGTTGGTATAAAAATCCTGTAATGTTTGATATTTTTTGGCTTCCTTTTTTATCATTGCGTCAGTCCAATTTGTAATTTTTGATTCCAAAAATTTTCTAAATTTAGGCATTAAACCTCTTTTTTTTGCTATCCCATACATATTGGGAGATTTTTCACGAAAATCTTTGATTGTATCATACTTATGAGCTTCATTCTCAACATCTTCATCGGAATATGTGTTTGGTTTATCCATATGAGATGTGAATTCATCAAAAAGTCCTTTTCTTTTGAGGGCATTGTAAGCATTAATATTATCTTTTCTGAAATCTTTTAGATTATCATATTGTAATGTAATACTTCTTAATTTATCAATTGGCCAATTTTCTCTTTGCTCATCAATCTCAATCGTATGTTCACGCAATATATGTCTAATCAGTTCTTTCATCTCACAATAAATATCTTAATACTGAAATGTGTATCCAATCCCCACCTTAACACCGTTGAAGTTATCGTAACCTATGTAAGGAGTAACGTGGTCAATGTTATATTGGATAGTTGCTCCGTACAAAACATCAACGCCTAAACTTGTACCAGTATACCAATATCCGCTAGGTGATAAAATTTGATACTTATCATATCCATTATAATATTTTAGTCTCTCACTGAAACCTAAGACACCTGTTACAGTTAAATTTTTTGTAACTTGTTTTCCAACGATTCCATAAATTCCAACATAGTCCGCAGATATAACTTGATAAATGTCTTTAGGAAAAGCATTTGGACCCATTGTCGCAGAATAGTCTTCTCCCACACCACCTTTACCAAGATGAAATGATACTCCAATACCCCAAACTGTTTTACCAGTCATTGTAAGTTCAAACCCTAATTTACTGTTGTTTCCGTAGTAAGTAGATAAACTAGATGAAGTGATTTGAGCAACTGATGAAGAAACAAAAAAGATTAATACGATGATAATCATTAAAGGTGTTCTCATAGGTAGATGTTTTTGTTTTATTGTTGAATACAAAGATACTAAAAAATCTAATATAAACAAAAAAGTCTCACATTATTGTGAGACTTTTGACACATTTTCAGTTTTGGTAATTTTTACAACTTTGTCCGCCCAATTACTAATTAAAGGATTGTGACTAATTAAAAATATTTTTTCAAAGTAATCTTTTATTTTAACAAAAAATTCTCCAACTAGTTCCAAATTGTCATTTGAAATTTTTCCAAATATTTCATCCATAACAATAATATTTGGTTTTGGTAATGAACACACTTTTGATAAAACCGCACGTAAAGCCAATGCAGCAATCGTTCTTTCATATCCTGAACCTGATACCATTAACTTTTCAATACCTGTTGAGTTGTCAACCATGATAAACTCCACCTCATTCTTATCATTGATTCTAACTTCCAAGTTGAAGTAACAAGAGTCCTGAAGTAATCTTTGAAGTTCGGAGTTAATTAATGGTAACATAGACTTCATGATAATTTTGGATACCCCATTCTTACCATACAACTCCATGTAGATTTTATATATCTTCTCTCTTTCAAACTCTTCAGCAATCTTAAGAATGATTTCATTATTCTTAACAATCTTTTCTTCCAAAGTTTCAATTTGAGATTTGTTTGTGGTTTGAGTTCTTTCATACCCTCTCATCTCATTCATCAACTCATCAATACGAAGGTTAGCCTTCAACAACTGAGCATCAACCTCGTTGTTCTTCTTAATCTTGTCTTGAACCTCTTGGTATCTCTTAAGTTTTGTTTTAACCTTTTCAATCTTAAGTTCGTTGGATTCATATGATATTTCATACTTCTCCTTAACCAACTTATTCTTCTCGTATAAGTCAAAGTCTTTCTTAAGTTGTGTGTAGGACTTTTCCTTAGTGTCAAGGTCTTTCCACTTCTTTGAAAGTTGGTCAACCTTTTTCTCCCAATCAGATAGTTCATCAATCTTCTTCTTTGTCAACGCAGCTTCCATCAATTTGATTCCGCAGTGCTCACATTGAATACCATCACCATACTTCTTAACTAACTCCTCAATCTCCTCAACTTTGTTCTGAGCAAGAATTAATTCATCGTTAACCTTTTGTCTTTCATCCTTAACCTCATCGTGTTTGTCCTCATGATAAAACTCCTTTGGTTCAACTAACACAACATCCTTAATCTGTTTAAGAAGTGTTTCACTTACACTCTCCAAACTTGTAATCTCACTACTTAATTGAATTGGATTCAGACTTAAAAGTTCTTGGTCAATATCAGCATGTTTTGAGTTTAATAAACCATCTTTATACTCTTGTCCCTTCTCTAATCGTTTCTTAACATCCGTAATCTTATCACCAGCATCAGTAATACCTTGGTTCAAAGTTTGAATGTTTAAAGTCGCATCTTCATTGGATTGTCTTAATGTCTCCGTGTTATACACATTGGACATCATCCCCTTTGAGAAATCAGCATAAATTTCTTTACCTGTTTCTTCTTTCTTTTTAAGGAACTCTAATCCTAAGAAACGACTAAGTACTTGACCACGAGCAGTTGGCTTTGCCTCAAGCAAATCCTCAAGGTTAGAAGCGGTTGTAACGATGGTCATTAAGAAGTCGTCCATGCTACCGATGGAGTTCTTCATAAAGTTTTCGGTCTCTCTTCTTTGTTCTCCTGTAAAGTTTTGAAGTTGACCGTCAGCTAGTTTCTTGAAGAACTCAAGCTCCGTCTTAACATTCCATTCACCAGCCTTAGACATCTTTCTTTCAATCTGACGAGCAATGATATACTCCTCACCATCAATAACAATGTCACCCTTAACTGTAACCTTATTGATGTCTGTGAATCTATTAAAGATTTCTTCAGCCTTCTGAGTCTTTGTTGTTGTATTGAAGAATAAGAATAACAATAGGTCAACTGTTAATACGGTCTTACCGCCAAAGTTGGATGGGTTAGATTCAACAACGGTAATACCATTACACTTCTCAAAGTCAATAACCTGATTCTCACCATAAGATAAGAAGTTACTGAACTCAATCTTCTTGATGTACCACTTCTTGAATGGAGTAACCTCCACCTCATTAACCAACATTCTATTCTCAACCGCAAGGTCAATGTTCATAACTTGGTCAAAGTATTGGTCTTGTCCTTTGGATTCCAATAAAGACTTAATCAATTCTTTTTGATAGTTCTTATCCATGATGTTAACAGAAACGTCAACTGTTTGCTGTGTATCATCAGTAACTTTTACCTTTGTAATTACGTTTACGTTATTTGAAGAATACTTCTTTTGGAAATACTGTTTAACTGATTTAATTTTTTCCTGAGTGAAGTTTTCAGAAGTATCTTCCCATACAACTTGAATGTAGGGATTGTCTAATAAACTCACATCTAATTTTTTACTCATGGTGTCGTAATTGAATTTTGGTATGGGATTAAATAAATCCCATTCCGTTTTATTGGTTTTCTGTCGTACCAGACTCCGCTTCATGTTTCTTTTGTAATTCTTCAATTTGTTTCTTCATTACTTCATTGAACATTTTTTGCATTGCTCCTTGTTGTGCCTTCAATTTTTGATTTCTTGCTTCAACTTTTTTTCTGTGTTCTTTTTTCTTAACTCCCATTTTATATTTTTTTATTGATTATGTGACGGTCTATTTAACTCAAACCATTCTATTATTGAATTTATCACCCATACAGCACCTGACGCTAAGAAAGCATCAAAGAACCATGATACATACAAATTACCCTCAAGTAATTCGTGAACAGGTGAATATAATGAAATTGATAAAAACCAACCGCAATGAAACCCAAAACACATCATACATGATGTCATATCTTTTATAAATTTTCCAAAGCCATTTAAAAAATATGGACCTTCCGCCCATTTTCTAATAATTTCTCTTGGTCCGTTAAATATACTGCCGTATACCACGATGTTACTTAATCCATAGGCCATAATCATCCATAATAATAATTGTGTCATAATTTTCTATTTTTTCTTAAATTGTCCTCAGCCCATAACGGTTGAAGATTAGTGTAATAATTTAGTAATAATGCCTCTTCATTATCTTTAGCTTGGCACAGAGGTTTTATATGGTCTAAGTGCCATTTACCATAATTTTCCCAAGTCATACCCTCAGTAAATTTACTTTCAACATAAGATTTAAATTCCAATTTATCAAGTCCAACAATATCATGAGTCCTTTTACTTTTTGATTCCCCAAATAAATAATCTCTAAGTCTATGTCTTAAGTTCAATTTCATTCGGTAAAACCCATCAGTTTTTCTCTTATTGTTTTTCCATTCATTATTTTTTTCTCTTACTAATTTTTTATTTTCATGGTAATACTTTTTACTTTTTTCTCGTTCTGTTTCAATATTATTTTTGTAATGGTCTCTTCTTCTTTTCCTATCTTTTTCCCGATAATTAATATCTTGTCTATAAATCTTCGTTCTTTCAGTTGCAGTCATATTTGGATTTTTTTCCAAATATTTTTCAATAGTTTTTTTATAATCTTCAGGATTATTATTTCTCCAATTTTTAGCGGATTGATTAACTTTTTCACGATTTTTGTTTCGGTATTCAATCCCTCTTAATCTTTCACATTCTTTACAGTAACTTGACTTAGCATCTTTATTGTTTTTATTATCCCCGAATTGGTCTAAGGGTTTTTCAATAGTACATCTCTTACATTGTTTCATATCAACTTATTTATTAATAAATATCTACAAATATACAATGTATGATGTGTTGTACAAAATATTTTGTATTTTATTTATATAATTTGTTATCCAAGTTTGAGCCTTTAAGATAAACCGCTTTGGTCTCTCCTTGGTATCTTTGTATATCTTCAATCGTACCTTGATACTCCTTAATTAATTTGTCTTTATCCAAAATTTCCTGTCTTAACTTTTGAACCGTGTTTTGAAGTGCATCAAACTTAGGTTTCAATGAACTATCGTTATTCTCTTTCTCAACAATAACCTCTACAGGTACTTCCACCCTTACTTCTCTAATGACCTCTCTTACCACTTCAACAGGAACTTCAACCACAACCTCTTTAATTACCTCAACAGGTACTTCCACCTTAACTTCTTTAATTATCTCAATTATCTGAGGTGGAGTATTTTCAAGTTGTTGTATTTTTAACAACAACTCGTTTGTCTGAGTGTTGTCACTAATATATTCTATTTTTGTTACAACTTTTTCAACAGGAACCTCTTTAATTACCTCTTGAATAACAACTCTGTCAACTGGTACTTCTTTGGTTATCTCAATAATCTTTTCCACCACCCTCTCAACTGGCACTTCTTTAATGACTTCAACAATCCTTTCAACAGGGACTTCCTTAATTACTTCAACTATTTTTTCAACAAGTACCTCTTTTATTTTTTCTACAGGTTTTTCAACTTCAATATACTCAATCTTGATAACCTCTTTTTCTTCAACTACAGGTACCTCAACATACTTGATGACTTCTTTGATTACCTCTTTCTCTATCGTCTCTTGTCCTGAGTTTAAGAGTCCAAATCTTTCAATATTGAACCCATTCATATAGGACTTCTTAACTGTCTCACTAACCAGTAAGTCATT